TGTCAACCTACTGAGGAATTACTCAAACTAGCCTTTGAAGCGGGCTAGGAGGTTCGACAAACTTCGAGAGTCGATCAGGACTTCGCCGGGCGCTAGACTGCGCACTGCTCAATCACCAATTCTGCTTGTCTGGAGAAGACACGTCTACAAGGTGGTCGTGCCGAAGCCGTGCGGGAATAAGTTACCGCATGGCTGCAGACTGTAGCCGAGGCCGACGAGGAGGTAAAACTACCTACCGGTCAGGTCTGGTACAAGTAAGCTGGCAGAACATACCGTGAGACTTGTCATGTCCCCGGAATGGAGGATGCTGCGGTTGGTTTAGAACCAATCACTGTTGGACCGGGCCTATTCATGTGCGGAGAGTCAGTCGATTTTCTCCCGCACTAGCTGTCGATCGATGCCCCTGGTAACGAACCCAAGCGTTTAGCATTTTAATGCTTCGCCTGGTCTTACGAGGTTGCTCGTTCGAACGGCTGGATAGGCTGGAAAGAAGGTGATCCAATCCCAAGGATCCCAAAGGTTGCGAGAAGTTGCATACAGGAACCCGGAAACAAGGTACGTATTGTTACCATGTCCGAGGCAGCCGTAGTAACTTATTTGCAGCCTGCCGCTCACGTTCTAACTGACGTTCTCTCGACACATCCCTGCCTTTAAGCAGGCCTAAAGCGTGGATTCCAAGCTTGGGCACTACTCGGTAGGTTGGCGTAGAACGTAGCGAACGTTTAAGACACACTGGGAAACAAGGCGAATCCAAACGTCTTTTTATCCGGTGATTTTGAAAATGCTACGGACAACCTCGAACATGGAGTGATGAGGAGTGTAATGTCATCATTCCTTGACGGGCTTGGTTGCACATCTGAGTACGTACGGTCAGCAGTTGATCTGCTGCTCTCGCCGCGTCAGGTTGTGGACAAGCGTGGCTAGGACGAGCCATGGATTACCCGCAAGGGCATTCTCATGGGCGAACCCCTAACCAAGGTTGTATTAACCGTAATTTCGTTTGTTGCAAGTATCAAGTGCTTGAGGGGCATAAGAATCCAGGATAGGATCTTTGCCTCTGCAGGTGATGACCAGATTTTGTTTGCTCCTGAGGAGGCCTGCCTTGAACACATGCGGCTTTGCGAAGAGATGTCTGCAAAGGTATCTCTTGAAAAGACCTGCTTGTTCAGGTGGGGTGCTCCCTACTGCGAAGAAACTATCTGGGATGACCGCGAGCACAGCTGGACAAGACGCGAGAGTTATCGCTGGGTCATGCCCTGGATGCGAAAATCGCTTGCTCCGGGACAGTCAGCAATCTCTCTTTCTTGGTCCAACAGTGGCCAAGCAAATCGCTTGCAACAATATCTTAAAATCGACTACCCTAAAATGCGC